CCTCCTCGACCAGCGCCGGTTCCGCGAGAACTACGACGCCCAAGAGCAGGCGGTCAAGGACCTGTATGCGCTGTGGCGGCCTGGCCTCACGCTCATCGAGGACAAGGCGAACGGCTCGGTGATCCTGCCCCGGCTGAAGGCGATCATCCCCGGCATCGTCGCGTACCAGCCCGGCGGCGACAAGGTGATGCGCGTCCAGGGGTGCCTGCCGATCTTTGAGGCCGGCCAGGTGTGGCTCCCCGATGCGGCGATCGCGCCGTGGATCGGCGAGTACATCGAGGAGCTGTGTGCGTTCCCCTACGGGGGCAACGACGATCAGGTGGATTCGACCACGCAGATCCTCCTGTACTGGCAGCAGCAGGCGGGCGTCTTCGACTCGCGCACCTTCGCCGCCGGACTCGCAAACTTTAACGGGAGATAGCCATGCTTCGCCTCTTGTCCTTGTTCTTCGCCCCTGCGCCCGCGCCGTCGCCGCCTGCCCCCGCTCCGACGGCGCTGGCCTCGGGCCGCCGCGACGCCCTGTTCAACCCCCTCAGCGGGCTCGGTGGGAGCGGCGACAAGGGCCGCGCCGCCCGGCCCGACGTCTACGCCGAGCCCCTGACCCGCGGCGAGCTGCTCGCCCTGTACCGCGACGACGGCTACGCCCGCCGGATCGTGGACGTGTTCCCGCAGGAAGGCTGCCGGAAGGGCTGGCGGTGCGACGACTCGACGGCGAAGTCGAACGTGATGGAAGGAGAGGACCGCCGCCTCCAGACGCGGGCGCGGGTCCGCCGCGCCTGGGCCGCCGCGCGCCTCCTGGGCGGTGCGCTCATCCTCCCGGTGCTCGACGAGGAGATGCCGCCGGAGCTCGCGGGCCTCCCGCCGGAGATGGCGCGGCAGAGGCTCGCCCGGCTCCCGCTCGACTACAGCCGGATCCGCTCCGTCCGATCGCTCCTCGTCCTCGGCCGTCGCGAGGCCAGCGCGGCGTCTTGGGAGACCGACCCCGCCAGCCCCGACTACGGGCGCCCGCGCACCTGGTGGGTCTCGCCCGTTCGCGGCGGGGCGACGATGGAGGTCCACGCGAGCCGCCTGCTCTACTTCGCGGGCGCCCCCTTCCCGCCGGGGGAGGATCGGATCCAGGACGGGTTCGACGACAGCGCCCTCCAGGTCTGCTGGAACCAGATCCGGAACAAGAGCAGCATCGACCAGGTCGGGGCCACGATCGCGCAGCAGCTCACGATCTCGGTCTACCGCATGGCCGATCGCGCGGCGGCGATGGGCTCGGACGCCGCCAACGACATCGGCGATCACCTCCGGACCTTCGCGCAGACGCTCGGGATCACGGGGATGGCGGTCCTGCGCGGGGGCGAGGACGCCCCGAACCGCGACGGGTTCGAGGTCCTGAACTCCCCCGTCACGGGGTTCGGCGATCTCGACTCCGCGGCCAAGGAGGCCCTCAGCGCCGCCTCTGAGATCCCGATGGTGGTGCTGTTCTCCCAGGCCACGGGCGGGCTCGACGGGAGCGGCGGCGAGCAGCGCGACGGCTGGCACGAGACGATCGCCGCGAAGCAGGACGAGGAGCTGCGCGAGCCGCTGACGCGGCTGTACCGGATGCTGTACCGCTCGAAGACGGGGCCGACGGGAGGCGTAGAGCCGACGTCGTGGGCGCTGGAGTTCAGCGCCCTCGACGAGCTGAGCGAGCAGGAGGAGGCGACCTTGCGGAAGACCGTCGCCGAGACGGACGAGATCCTGATCCGGAGCGGCGTCGTCACTCCCGACCACGTCGCGCGCTCCCGGTACGGCGAGACCGGCTGGACGTTCGAGCTGTTGCCGGTCGCAGCCCCGCCGGCGCCCGTCATCGACCCGGAGGTCGTAGCCGAGGCGGGGGCGAACCTGGGCGACAATGCCCCCGTCTGAGCCGATCGCGCCGGTCTACGCGCAGCCCCACGCCGCCGCGGAGCGCGAGTACGAGGCGGCCCTCGTCGCGTGGACGGCCGAAGCCGGGGCGAGGATCCGCCGGGCGCTGACGCCGCTCCTCGCCGAAGACGACCGAGCCGACGGTCGGCGCCGGGACAACGCCCTGGCGCGGATCCTCTCGGCGCTGGCGGCGCTCCGGGCCTGGGCTGTCCGGCGGCCGCTCCCGGCATGGTCGGTTCAAAAAACAGGCGAGGCGGTCGCGGCCCACGCCGAACGCGGGGCGGCCCGGCTCCTCGCCTCGGCCCCGGACGCGCCCGAGGAGGCGAAACGACCGATCCCCCCGGCGCGCAAGCAGACCCCGACGATGCGGGCGTGGGCGCGGGAGAACGCGAGGCTCATCCGGAGCGTGGACGAGCGCCTGCTCGACGAGGTGGCGGCCGTCGTGTCCGAGGGCGTCGAGGCGGGGAAGCGGACTGAGACCATCGCGGGCGAGCTGGCCCGGCGCCTGGAGGTCTCCGAGTCCAGAGCGCGGCTCATCGCCAGGGACCAGGTGGGGAAGCTCAACGCGGCGGTGACGCAAGAGCGGCTGAAGGCGGCGGGGGCGACCGCGTACCGGTGGTCCACGTCCCGGGACGAGCGCGTTCGCCCGTCGCACGCCGCCCTGGAAGGCAAGGTCTTCGCCTGGGATCACCCGCCCGCCGAGGGGCATCCGGGCGCGGCCGTGCTATGCCGGTGCGTGGCGATCCCGGTGTTCGGGGATGTCGCCTTCTCGAAGGCAGAGAGACCGCCGAGCGGGATACAAGGGGTCGCGGAAGAAAGAAAGCCGAAATTGTCGAAGCCACCTGCCGTGCGTCAGATGCTCAAGGATGGGCGACTCTCCTATCACCCGAGCGCCCAGAAGGTCCGGTACGCCGAGCTTCGCGAAGACCTGGAGCAAGCCCTGGGTAGAGCCCCGTCCGAGGTTCTGGAGACGGTGTTGAAGCGCGGGTACAGGCTAGAGGTGGGGGAATTTCTGGATTCTGTCGCTGGATTCAATGGAAGAAGCGGCGGCTTCGGTGTGTACGACTTCCGAAACAATAAGAGTGCAGTCGCTCTGGAGGCTGTTCGGGAGTACCTGGCCGAAGGCTCCGGCTATAGCGTGGGGAAGACGGTACTTCATGAGCTGGGGCATGCCATCGACGGTCTCGGATACCCGCTTTCAAGCCAACCGTTCTTTGAGCGATGGCATAGGAACGCTGTCGAAGATGGTTCGCTCCAAGCCTTCCTGGAACACCACGGCATTCAACCTCCTCGGTATACCCGACTGAATGATTTGGCGCGCGGAGAGGCATGGGCTGAGATCTTAGGGCACGCCTGGTATGACCCAGCTCGTCGTTCAGACATCGACATCCGATGGCCGGGCCTGTTACAATGGATGGAGAAGGAGATTCGCGATGCCCACGGGATCGGGGGGGGTTGAAGAAGAGATCGTGTTCTTCGCAAGACTGCGTCCAGACGGGAAGATCGCCCTCGACTTCGGCGGTTTATGGGAAGACTGCGCTTATGACGGCGCGCGGATCTTTCACTCGCGCGCGGAGTTCGATGCGGCGGGCTACCGCTATCCCGTGGAGTTCGTCGTCGGTCAGGATGTAGAGGTCCTCTCCCTGGAACACGAAGCCCGGAAGAGGGCGCGCGAGAGCAAGGCCGCCTGACCCGTCTCCCCACCTCACTCCTCTGACCCCGGCCCCTGCGCCGGGGTTCGTCGTTTCTGGAACCGCAACGACCGCCCCCGCTCCGGCTCGATGGTTTCCGTTTTGTTGACAGTCGCCGCGATTGTTGCGATACTGGAAACGATGTCGATCCGCCGTGACAGCGCAGAACCGACCGGCCGCGTTCGTCGCTACGACCGCGGCACGCTCCTGCCTGCGAAGATCGGCCCCCGCGGCGAGCTGTTCGTCGTCGGCCTCGCGTGTCGGCCGGGCGTGCTGCTGTACCGGAACGCCGACGGGACCACGCGCCGCGAGCTGGTGAGCGCCGCTGTCCTCCACGACGCCGCCTCGCTCCAGACCTTGGGCCGCGCCCCGCTCACCCTCCAGCACCCCGACGAGGACGTGACCCCGGCCAACGTCGGGACGCTCCAGGTCGGCGACGTCGGGGACGAGGTGACCGTCCTCGACGACGGCTACGTCCAGGTCAAGATCGCCGTCCGCCGCCAGGACGCCATCGGGGCCGTACACGGCGGGACGCACCAGCTCTCCTGCGGCTACGACGCCGCGTATGACCCGACCCCCGGCGTCGATCCGGTCTACGGTCCGTATGAAGGCCGGCAAACCGCGCGCTTCTACAACCACCTCGCGATCGTGGACGAGGGCCGCGCCGGCCCCGCCTGTCGCCTTCGCACCGACGCCGCCGAACAGGTGGGCACAGCCCCTCTCCCAACCCCTGGAGTTCCGATGGATCCGAAACTACTGGCGCTCCTGGCGATGGCCGGGATCGCCGCGGCGGACGCTGAGGCGTTCCTCGCCAAGTGCGACCCCGCCGTCAAGGCCGCGCTCGCCGCCCTGGCTGCCAAGGTGAGCAGCGAGGTCGAGCAGGACATGAGCGCCCCCGCGGCGGTCGCGAAGATGGACGCCGCCATCGCCGAGCGCCTGCCGCTGGTCGAGCGCGCCCGCGCCCTCGGCCTCCCCGACGCCGAGTTCAAGGGCGTCAAGACCGCGGACCTCCGCAAGAAGGTCGCCCTGAAGATCGCCCCGAAGCTCCGCACCGACGGGAGCGACGACTACTACCGGGCCGCCCTCGATGTCGCCGATCAGACGGCCGGGGTCTCGACCTACGACGGGCTCAAGGGCGACGCCGATCCCGCGCCCCCGCCCCGCCACGACGGCCGCGACGGACGGCACAACCAGGCCGCCCGCCAGGATCCGGCCGCCCGCGCCTTCAATGACGCCAACCCCCACCGCCGCCGCGCGGCCCAGGAATCTTTATGAGCATCTCCCAACAGGTCGGCGACGTCCTCGGCCGCATGCGCCAGTGGCTCCTCGGCGCGATCGTCGTCAGCGGGCTGAACGGCAACCCCGAGACGATCACCGCCATCAACAAGGCCGGCCAGGTCGCCCAGGTCGGCACCATCACCGTCGATACGGCGGCGGATTCGACGGTCTACACCTGGACGATCAACGGGGTCGTCCAGACCTACACCTCCGGAACCGGCGCCTCGACCACCACGGTCGCCGCCGGGATCGCCGCGGTCATCAACGCCGATCCGCTCGTCCGGGGCCAGGTCTCCGCGTCAGCCGCCGTCGCCGTCGTCACGCTCACCAGCACCTACGCGGGTGTGGGGTTCACCGCGTCGGATTCGGATTCGCGCCTGACGACCGTGCAGGCCTCCACCGCGAACGCCAACGCGGCGGAAGTCGCGTTCGGCCGGGCCGTCATCAGCCAGGGCTTCAGCAGCTCCGAGGCGAACCGCTACGCGGCGCTCCCCGTGACGACCAACCTCGCCGCGCAGGTCTCGACGGTCACGATCACCTACGCGGCCTCTGAGATCTACGTCGTCGGAATCACGATCGCGGGCCAGCGGTACAGCGTCGAGGTCACCGCGACCGTCGACGACGCGACCACCGCCGCGGCGATCAACACGGCGATCAACGCCATGATGCCGGCGAACACCGTCATCGGCACGGTGGCGACCAACGTCGTTACGCTCACCGCCGAGATCCTCGGCCAGCCGTTCGTCGTGGACCTCGGCCTCAAGACCGGCACCACCGCGCGGGCGGTCCTCGCGAACACGGTCACCGCGAACACCGACCTCGCGAAGATCCTGCTCGGCGTCACCGCCATCGACGAGTCGCAGGCGTACACCACGTCGTACACCGCCGCCTACGCCGCGAACGCCGCCATGCGGATTCTGCGTAAGGGGCAGATCGCGGTGTCGTCTACGCAGGCCATCTCCGAGAACGACGCCGTGTACGTCGAGACCTCGGGTTCCTCGGCGGGGCTCCTCTACAACTCGTCATCCGCTACCCGCGTCCGGCTGGACCTCAGCATCGCGAAGTGGGTCCGCGACGAGCTGTCGGTCAACAACCAATCCCTGGCCCTCCTGGCCCTCAACCTCTACTGACGGGAGCCAGCATGGTAGCGGCTTTATTCGTTGATTCTGAATCTCTTAAGGTCAGCCAGCTCGGGCTCGGGATGGCCGAAGCGGTCAAGCGGTTCGACGCCGAGGCGCTGGAGAGCTGCCCCGCCGGGGTTCCTGCCTACGAGGCGGGGAACGTCTACCGCTGGGATCATCGCCACGACGGCGGCCGTCTGCGGGAGCGCCTGCGCCCGATGCCCGCCGCCGCCCGCGCCGCCATGCTGGCCCGGATCGGCGTCTCCCGCCGGGACGCGGCGCAGGATCCCGGCAACGCCCTCCTGCTCCCCCAGGAAGCCCTGGCGATGACGCGGGAGCTGGAAGACAAGATGCGCCCGCTCACGTCGCGGGAGATGATGGGCGTCGATCGCACCATCCCCGGCGGCGCGAAGGCGTATCGGCTCCAGATGGGCTCTCTGATCGGCGAGGCGCGCCTGTACGCAGGCTCCTCGGCCGACATCCCCCGGGTGGGCGCGGCCCGTCGGTGGGAGGATCGGCCCGTCGCCTACGTCGTGTCCTCGTTCGCGGGCAACGTCCTCGACCTGCTGGCGACCGACTACGCGGGCGTCGGCGAGCTGGCCCGCAAGCGCCGCGCCGCCATGCGCGCGATCGCGGAGATCCGGAACCGCATCGCGTTCCAGGGCGACGTGGACAGCGGCCTCTACGGCGTGTTCAACCACCCGGGCATCGCCAAGGCGGTGAGCGCGGTCTCGTTCTCGCGCGCGACCGATCCGGTGACGCTGCTCAACGAGCTGAACCGGCTCGCGTCGTGGGCCGAGATCAACTCGGGCGCCACCTTCGCGCCGAACCGGATGCGGACCTCGCCGCAGGTCCGCGCGGTCCTCATGCAGACCCGCATCGCGACCGGCTCCGACCGCACCATCGGCGAGCAGTTCCTCGCCACGCAGCCGAGCAACGGGATCAAGGAGATCGAGTCCGCCTCCGAGTTCTCCGCGGCGGGCCCCGGCGGGACCACGGACGCGATCGCGTTCTACAACGACGACCTCGACTCGCTCAGCCTCGTGGAGCCGATGGACTACACCGAGCTTCCGGTCCAGTTCCAGGCGTTCGATCAGGTGACGTACTGCTACGCCTCCACCGGCGGCGTGAAGAGCCAGTACGCGGGCAACAACCTCATCGCCTTTGTGAGCGTGTAATCATGGCCGCTGCTACCGCTGCAATCCGGGTCACGAATCGGGGGCGCAATCCCCTGGAATTCCAGTACCGCAAAGGTCCGAAGCCGAAAGAGGGCGCCGACGAGCGCCCCTTCGAGAAGCTCTTGCTGCCGGAAGACGGCGGGAGCTACAACATCGACGCCCCTACGCTCGCGTCGCTGAGCGAGCTGCCCGCCTTCCGAGGCTTTCTGGAGGGCGGCGCGGTCGTCAACAACAAGAAGTGCGCGGCGATCGAGATCACCCGCCCTTACGAGAACTGATTGAGCGCGGGCTCCGACCTCCTTGTCGCCCTCTACCCGCAGTATTCTGCGGATAGCCGGGCAGACATTTACTTAGAGGTCGCAGCCCTGCAACACACCGCCGCCGCGTGGGGCGCCGTCTACACGCTGGCGATGGTTCATTTCACAGCCCACCTGCTGATGATCGCGGACGCGGACGCCGCAGCCGTCGCCGCCGCCGGGAACGCGGGCGCGGCCTTGGGCGCGGCTTCGGGGGTGACGAGCCGCTCAGCGGGGGATCTCGCCGAGTCCTACGCGACCGCGCGGATCTCGGACGCCGCGGCCTTCGCCTTATCGGCCGGGGACGCCGAGCTGATGCGGACCTCGGCGGGGCAGGCGTACCTTCGCCTGCGCGCGACACGGGCCGCCACGATGCCCGTCGTGATGCGATGACGGCCCGCCGCTCGACCTTCCGCGACACCGATCGCGGCTTCAACCGCATCGCCCAGGCGATCCGCGGCCTGCGCCCGACGACGCTCCGGGTCGGGGTCCTGGAGCCCGAGGGCGGCGCCGAGGCCGACGCGGACGGCGCCACGCTGGCGGGGATTGCGGCTATCAACGAGTACGGCTCCGCGGACGGACACGTTCCGGAGCGGTCGTTCCTCCGCTCGACCTTCGACGCGCACCAGACGGAGTACGGGCGCGAGCTCGCCCAGGTCATCGAGGACGCGGCCCTCAGCGGCGCGGACCCGGAGCAGGGCCTCGCGCGGCTCGGGCTCCGCATCGTCGGCGACGTTCAGGAGGCGATCGCGTCGGGCGTCGGCCCCGCGAACGCCCCGTCTACTGTGGCCCGCAAAGGAAGCTCCAAGCCCCTCATCGACACCGGTCGCCTCCGTCAGAGCATCCGCTCCGAAGTCGTGCCGGGCGGGGGTGGCGAATGATCTTAGGGGAGGAGCTGCTGACGTGGATCCGACCCGGCGCGGGCGCCTGGGTCGCGGGGAAATTCGTCCCGGGCGACAACGCTGAGTCCACGCTGTTCGGCTCCGTCCAGCCCGCGGGCCCCGACGAGCTTCAGATCCTCTCAGAGGGGGAGCGCCGGCGCAGCCCTCGGCGGATCTACACGACCACGCAGCTCCAGACGGCGAGCCAGCAAGACGCCACCCTCGCCGATCGCGTCGAGATCGACGGCGCGCTGTACGAGGTCCACAGCGTCGAGCGCGAGCGCGGCATCCTCCCGCACTACAAGGTGATCGCCCTTCGCTTCCAGGAGGGCGCTCCGCCGCCCGAGCCTCCGGGTGATCCATGAGCGTCCAGGACGACATCCGGCAGGATCTCCGCGCCTGGCTCCAGTCCGCGTGCGGGATCGACGACAGCCAGGTCATCCTCGCGGACGAGCCGGGCCCGCGCCCAGAGCTGCCGTATCTGACGGTGAAGATCCTCTCCGACGACGCGCCGCTCGGCGCCGACGAGGACGTGTACGCGGTCGTCGATAACGAGGGCGACGAAGAGCTGACCCAGGCCGAAACCGGCGTCCGCACGGGAACTGCCTCCGTCCAGGGCTTCGGCGCTGACACGGCGGACTGGCTTCAGGCGTCCGGGCTCCTCCGGCTGCCCTCGACGGCCGCGCTCCTCGATGCGGCCGGCCTCACGCTTCGGGCCCTGGGCGGCGTCCGGAACCTCTCGACGCTCCTCGACACGAGCATCGAGCCCCGGTTCATCCGCGAATTCGAATTCTCGTATCGCTGGACCTCTGAGGCCGAGGTCATCGTCGCCGCCGGGACCGCCGAGACGACCGGCGACAGCGAGCTCCGCCAGTACGACGGCGATCCGGACCCGCTTCCCTTCCCCCTCTCCGAACCCCTGGAGCCATAATGGGCGCCACGAATCTCGCGAACATCGCTATCACGATCATCCTCGCGGCCACGAACGCGCCCGGCGCCGGCTTCGGGATGCTGATGATCTTCCCGCTGGCCGACTGCGATCTCGACGGGGACCGGGTCCGGACCTACGCCTCAGTCGCCGAGGCGCAGGCCGACGAGGACGACGGGTTCCTCTCCTCCGACGCCGTGGCCGCGATCACGGTCGCGTTCTCGCAGTCGCCGCCCCCAATCTCCGTGAAGATCGCGAACATCGACCTGGTGGGCCTTGAGACCTACGCCGCCGCGCTCACCGCGATTCAGGCCGTGGACGACGACTGGTTCGCCGTCGGCATCAGCAGCCGCGTCGCCGCCGATCTCTCCGCGATGGCGACCGCCTGCGAGGCTCTCGACAAGCTCTTCGTGGGGCAGGCGAACACGGCGGGGATCCTCACCGGCTCGTTTCCGGCGGGGCTCTCCGCGCTGGTCGGAAAGGACCACACCGCCCTCATCTACGACCTCGCCGACGCGGACTGGGCGGACGCCGCGTGGATGGGCGCGAAGCTCGCGTTCAATCCAGACGATCAGTCGGTCGATTGGGCGGGCGCGCTGAAGGGGACCACCGACTACAGCGACACGATCACGACGACGGAGCGGAACTACGCCATCGCGAACAACGCGAACCTCATCCTGCCGTACTCCGCGAGCCAGCCGTTCTGGATCGACCCCGGCGTCGTCATGTCCGGGAAGCCCGTCTACGAGATCCTCACGGCGATCTGGCTGAAGATCCGGCTCCGCGAGCGGATCGCCGACCTCGTCGCGCGCTACTCCAGTTTGGGCTGGAAGATCCCGCTCAACGCCACGGGGCAGCAGGCGATCAAGGGCGAGATCGACGCGCAATTCGCCATCGCCCAGGCGAACCCGAACGCCCGGCACATCACCGCCGGGCAGTACGTCTGCGAGCCCCAGGCGATCACGGCCGGCGACATCACGGCGCGGAAGCTCCGGTTCAAGGTCCGCGCTCAGATCGAAGGGTCCGCGCGGCTGTTCGACGTAACGGTAAACCTCGGCCGCGAAGCGGTCGTCACGGCGGGGGCGTAATCATGGCGCGCACAAAGACCTATGATCCGAAGAAGCTGATCCTCACGCTGAACGGGCTCGCGCTCGTCGTGGGCGGCGAGACAGCGATGATCGACTTCGAGATGGCCTCTCCGGCCGCGTCCGACGTGGTGAGCGCCACGGGCGACGTCACCATCAACCGCTCCGCAGACGAGCGGATGTACGCGACGATCACGGTGATGGAGACCAGCAACGCCGCGCGCGTCCTCGACCAGCTCCGCCAGGCGCAGGCCGCGCAGCCGTTCATCCTGCCGATGCCGTTCGTCCTCCTCGACCCGATCTCCGGCGACACCGTCTCAGACCCGGAGGCGGCGTTCTTAGAGATCCCGGGCCCCTCCAAGGCCAGCACGGCCGGCGAGCGCGAATTCAAGCTCGTCCTGCCGCACGGCCGGAACACGATGCGCCTCGCGACGCTGAGCGTGGGGTAAACGATGGACCCGATCACCTTCGATCTCGTCGATGCGAACGGCGTTCCGCATCGCTACACCGTTGTTCTCCACCCGGCCGACGCGGGCGCGGGCGTCTCGATGGCCCTCCTCGGGCTCGGGCTCGAACCCCTGGCGCGGGCGGCCGGGGCGCTGTTCGACGAGGGCGGCCTCGCCATCGCCGTGAACGCCCTCCGCGACGAGGGCGACAAGACGCGCGCGACGGAGCTGCTCGGGAAGCTCGACCTGCCCGGGGTCGCCGCCGCTCTCGGGCCCGCCCTCGGCAGGCCCTCCACGCTGGCGCTCCTCCGGTCGGTCCTCGCGTACACGCACCGCGACGGCGCGAAGCTCGACGGCATCGCGTTCTCGACGGCGTACCAGGGCAACTACGCGGAGATGTACCGCGCCGTATGGGAGGTGGCCGCGCGCAACCGTTTTTTGCCGCTGCCCGATATCTCGAAGCTCGCGCAGCTCGCGGCGAAGTAGACGCGAAGTCCGCCGGGATCGGGCGTCGGACAGCTGCGTGGGGGGTGGACTGGTGGATCTTCCGCGTCGCGACCTCCGAGCTGTTCCGCGCGAGTCCGCGGGAGGTCCGCGGCTGGGGGCTCCCGGACGTCCTCGCGGCTCACGCGGTCCTCGACGAACATGACGCGATCCTCGAAGAAGCCCGCCGCAAATCAGAGAGGGGATAGCCCATGAGCGACGCGATCACGGTGCGGGAGCTGCTGCTGACCTTGGGCTTCGAGGCGGACCTCGGGCCGCTCGTCGCGTACGGCCGGGCGGCGGAGGCGCTGACGGTAACCCTGGAGGGAACGGCTGAGGAGGCGAACGCATCGGCCGCGAGCGTGGCGGGCCTGAGCCAGAGGTTCCAGGCCGCGGCGCCGCACCTGAAGGCCGCGAGGGAGGCCGCCGCCGAATTCGGGATCGGTCTGTTTACGCTGGCGAAGTACGCGGCCGGCGCGGCGGTCGCGATCAACGGCTTCTTCGCGGGGCTCGCGGCGAACGCGGGCCTGGTGGCGAACGACGCCCTGGAGATCGAGCGCCAGGCTGGCGCGATGGGCATGACCGTCGAGGCGTACCAGGAGCTTCGGGGCGTCTTCCAGGGCTTCGGCGTGGACGCCTCGAACATGGCCGACGCGATGAACACGATCTCGGATCGCGCGCTGACAGCGGCGACGGACGGCGGAGATGCGGCCGTTCAGTTCAAGCTCCTGGGGATCAGCGTCCAGCAGCTCAAAGGGAAGAAGCCCGAGGAGATCCTCGACGCCCTGGCCGACGGGTTCCGGAGTGCGGGCGACGCGACACAGTGGATGGCCGCCGCTTCGCGGATCTTCGGAGACGATCTCAGTCGGAAGGTGATCCCGATGCTCCAAGGGGGCTCGGCGGGGATCGCCAAGTACAAGGACGGGATCCGGCGCCTCGGCGGGGTTCTCGACAAGGAGGCGATCGCGAAGGGCGCGGACCTCTCCCGCTCCATGATGCGCGTCTCCGGGCAGGCGGACGCGCTGCGGAAGCGGCTCGGCTCCGCCCTCGTGCCGGCGGTCGGGCGGCTCGTCGCGGGGGTCGCGGACTGGATCGACGCGAACGCGGAGCTGATCCGCTCCGGGATCGACGTGTGGGGGGAGCGGCTCGGGATGGCGTTCGACCTCGCGCGGGAGGGCGCGCTTGCCATCGCGGACGCGGTGAAGCACCTGGTGGCGCACAAGGCCGAGCTGGCGGCGGTCGCCCTGTCGGTGGGGGCTATCGCCGCGGGGTTCGCCGTCTTCGAGCTGGGCGGCCCCGTCCTCGCGGGGCTCACGGCGCTCGGGGAGGGGCTAGCCTTCGCCCTCGGGCTGTTCGGCGTCGCCGGGATCCCCGTCCTCGCCCTGGGCTTCGGGGCGCTCCAGGTGGTTGTCCTCCCCCTCGCGGCCCTGTTCGCGGCGTTCGCCGCGGCGGTCGTCCTGGCGGCGCTCGGGATCGACGACCTGATCACCTACATGGAAGGCGGCGACTCGCTCATCGGGGACTTCATCAAGTCCTTCGCCGGAAACGACACGATCCTCGGGCTGTTCGCTGACAACCTCGGCGCCTGGATCGAGGTTCTCCGGGCGCTCATCTCGGTTCTTGTGCCGTTCGGAAACATCTTCCGCCTGATCTTCGGGGCGGCGATGCAGTACGCGGCGGATCAGGTGGCCCTGGTCGGGAAGGGGCTGGCGGCGCTGCTCGGCCTCGACACCTCCGGGCTGAGCGGCTGGTCGGAGGGGCTGCTGTCCCTGGCCCGCGGGCTCAAGGACGTAGCCTCCTGGCTCGACCGGGTGATCGGCAAGGCGGGCAGCTTCACCGACATCGCCAGGAACCTCGCGGGCTCTGTCGCGGGCTTCGCGGCCCCGTCGCTGAGCAACGCGGCGTCGTTCGCGGGCTCCCTCGTCCCGTCGCTGCCGTCGCTCGCGGGCGGCGGAGCCGTCAACAACAACCAGCGGAGCGCGACCGTGGGCGGCGCTGTCCTCAACATCTACGCCGGCACAGGCGATCCCGCGGAGATCGGCGCCGTCGCCGTTCGCGGGATCGCTGAGCAGCTCCGCGGCGCTCAGTCGCTGCTCCTGGGGGATTGATGGCGCGACCCACCTTGATCCGCGTCGAGGACGCCTCCGCCCTGGAGTTTGACGGGGCGGCGAAGGAGTCGTTCTCGCCGAGCGTCACCGTCACCGATCACCCCGTCGAGGTCGGCGTCGCCGTCACCGATCACGCCCGCCTGGACCCGCTGAGCTTCGGCGTTGACGCCTTCCTCTCGGAGAGCCCGTACGCCCGCCCCGGCGTGGTGTCCGCGGGGCAGGCCCGCATCGACGCGGCCCGCGCCTGGCTGGAGGCGTCGGCCGGGAAGGTGCTGACGGTGCGGACCTCGCGCGGCGGGACGGTGGCGAACGCCATGCTCACGGGCTGGGCCTACGAGTACAGCGCCAGCCTCGGGCTCACATTCAAGCTCACGTTCAAGCAGATCCGCATCGCCCTCTCGCAGCAGGTCCGCATCCCGTCGCTCGTCTCGAAGGCCGCGCCGTCCGCGAAGACGAGCAACACGGGCGAGGAGAAGGCGGGGGCTCAGCCGCTCGCGCCCGCGGACAAGTCGGGGGCGAAGATCGCCGCTGATTTCCTCGTCGGCGCCGCGGGCTCCGCGCTGAATCTGGGAGGCCCCTGATGGCGAGCGTTCTTCCCGCGTTCCCGGCGCTCCCCGCGCACACGATGACGCTCACCCTCGGCGGCGCTCAGTACGTCGTCCGGCTCGTGTGGAGGGATCGCACGCAAGGCTGGTACTTCGACCTCTACGGCATCGACGAGACGCCGATCGTGCAGGGGCGCAGGCTCTCGCCGGGGTGGGGGCCGCTCCTCGGCCTGATGGCGCCGCTCCCCAGTTTCGGCGGGCAGCTCGTCGTCGTCGGCCTCGACAGGTACGCCCAGGCCGATCTCGGGCCCGGCCGCGCGCTCCAGGTCCTTTACATCACCGACGCCGAGATCGCCGCCGCGACGCCGAAGGCGGACCCGGAGGCGGCGATCACCGTGGAGGTCCCGTGAGCGATCTCTTCGGCCGCCAGGTCAGCGTGCAGCTCGGCCTCGCGGGCACGACCGGCCGCGCGTTCTCCGGGCTCCGGACGACGTTCAAGGTCGAGATGTCGCGGACCTCGAAGCCGAATCCCTCGACCATCGAGCTGTACAACCCGAGCCCTGAGAGCATCGCGCTCGCGCAGGCTCCGGGCTGCGTGGTGCGGCTCCTGGCGGGCTACGACCTCCCGCGCCTCATCGCGCAGGGGAACCCGGTCAAGCGGGGGGTGCGGCTCGATCACCGCGGCCCGGATCGCGTGCTGCACCTGGAGATCCACGACGGCGGACAGGCGTATGCGGAGGCGCGGCTGTCGCTCTCGTTCGCCACCGCCACGACGACGCGCCAGGTGTTCGACGCCGCGGCCCTCCAGCTCGGCCTCCCGGCCGGCGCGGTGCGGCTGGTCGATAAGCCCCTCCCGCGCGGGTTCCACTTCGACGGGCGCGTCTCGGATCTCCTCGACCGCCTGGCTGTGAACGACGCCTCCGACTGGTTCATCCGGGACGGGACGGTGTGCTTCGTGGGATCGAAGGACTCGACGGGGGAGACGGCGCTCGCCATCTCGAACGCGAACGGGAACCTCGTCGGGAGCCCGGCGCCGAAGGAGGACGGCTCGGTGGAGGTGGCGGCGCTCCTCGACCCGGCGATGCGGCCCGGCGTTCCGTTCGCGCTGACGAGCCTCGAATTCAAAGGCGCCTACGTCGCGCGCTCCGTCGCGTTCGACGGGGATACGCATGGTCAAAGCTGGTACATGAAGGTTGTGGGGGTGCGGCGTGGCTGACGAGACCGACAACCCGACCGTCGCGGACCTGCTGTCGCTGGCGATCGGCCGCGCGCAGGCCGGGGTCCGGACGTGCCAGCCCGGGATCGTCCTCGCCTACGACCCCGTACAGCAGAAGGCGATCGTCCAGCCGGCGATCCGCGTCGCGCGAACGGACCCGACGACGGGGCTCCGGGTCTACCAGGAGGTGCCGCCGATCGCGAATTGTCCGGTCGCCCACATCGGCGCCGGGGACTTCTCGCTGTGCTTCCCCCTCAGCCCGGGCGACTCAGTGCTGCTGCTGGTGGCGGATCGCTCGATGGACGAGTGGATCCTCACGGGAGAAACGAAGGTCGATCCGTACGACTCGCGGCGCTTCGACTGGATGGACTGCGTCGTTCTGCCGGCCCTCCGGAGCTTCAACCCCGCGGCGGGGGCGAGAGGGCCGATCCCGGTCGAAGGGGTCGCGGCGGGGGCGATGGTCGTTCGGGCGCCGGAGATCCGGCTCGGGAGCAGCGCGGCTTACGATGCGCTCGTTCTGGAGAGCCTCCTTCCCGATCTGCTGGCGGCGCTCAGCGACGTGTCGGCTGCGTTGACTGCCCTCGGGATCCTGGCCCCCGCGCTCGTAAATCTGACGAATCTGATAACGGCGCTGCCGGGCGCGTATCGGACGCTGAAGGTGAAGGCGGAGTAGCGACCCTCAGTGGATGCGCTCCGCTGCTTGCACATGGATTCCGCCACCCGCGGACGCGATGATGTGCCAGGGGCCAGGTTCGGAGGCGAGGCTGAGGGAGGTTGTGCGCGCAGGTTGCCCCATCATTCTGTACATCTGAAGCAGATGATCGTGCTTCCGCGGAGCTTGAGCCGGGATCAAGTAGTCGTGTGCGGGCTCCACAAGAACGGCTAAGACCCGGAAGAACCCCTCGGTCTCCTCTGGCATCTCCTGGGTCCCGTTCTCCCAGGCGAGGATGGCATCGAGGCTCTTCTTGAAGTTGGCTGCGAAGTCCTCGGCAGACCATCCGAGCTGGCGCCGGAGGAACTGGATCTCCTGGGGACCGAGGCGTCCCGGCTTCTCAGAAACCTCGCACGCGATCAGCTTGTGAAGCTCCAGGATCCGGGGAATATCCACCTCTTCGTTGTCGCAGGAGGTACAGCGCCGGACGGTCACGCCCACCAGCTTCACGTCGGGGAGGCCGCAGCCTGTGTAGCTGTACTCCTCCGGCTGGCCGGGACCCATCTCCTGCCCGCACTCGTCGCACTTCATGTGTTCCTCCATCCCGTGACGACACGCATTTCTGTTTCCGATCTGAACGCGACGACGACGCTCATGTGGGGGGTGGAGACACGATATCTCCAACTCCCATCTTCAAGGTCGATGCTATCTACTCTTCCGCCCATCAAAACGTTGGTTACATCTACAACGTTCATCCTGCGCTCGCTAAGGCGTGCTATGGCGTGTTTGCTAAGTGTAAGCGCACTTATCCCAAGAATCGACTTAATCAGTTTGAGAGCGTCCACGCCCGACAGCGGCTCCTCCATCATGCCCCCAGGTTAGCGTCAGGTCAACGCTCGGCGACCGAACCTGACGCTAAAGAACGTCTACTTTCACGACGATCCGGTTTCGGATAAATCATGTAGAACGCCTTCTTATGAATATTCTCGCCCCGAGCCTCTACCAACGGTCGTGTACCGCCACTGTTGGGAGACTCCCACAGACCTCCTCAGAGGTCAAGCCGTGGCCTTACGGCGCGACCCGCCGCCCGAGCGGTTGGGCGTTGATCGACGCCGCCTACAGCCAGATCCCCGCCCCGCCGCCCGAGAGCAGCGTCATCCAGGGCTGGCGGTTCCCGTGGTCGATCCCGAGGGCGAGGCGGATCGCCTCTGTCCCGGCGTCGGTCTTCACAACGGCGTCCGCGACGACGCTCACCCGACGCGCGGCCTGGTCGTAGCTCGCTGAGACGGAGCTGACGGAGACGACGCCGGGACACGTCGCCACCTCGGCCCGGATCGTCTCGCGGATCTCGTCGAGCGGCGGGGGCTTGGCCTGGGACCACGCGCCCCACGGGAGGCCCCGCGTCTCATCGAGGAGCCACTCCCCGCGGTGGAGCGAGAGCCGGAGCCGGAGCCGCTGGACGACGCCCGCAACGCCGCCCGTAAACGCGCCCGCTCCCGGGAGATCGCCGTCCGCATCGAGCTGTACGTCCATCGTTTCCTCTCGTGCAACAATCTGGCGTATCGTTTCCGATAGAGGTACAATACCCTGCGGAGGGGCGCCCTGCCCGAGATCGGCCTCACGTCTACCGGCTTCGTCGCCGCCCGCGCGGCTGACGTTCGCGCGGCCTTTCAAGACGACGTAGAGGAGATCCTCGGCTACCCCCTCGACTGGGAGTCCGATCAGGTCTGGGCGACCCTCGCCCTCGTCGTCTCGCAGCGCCTCGGGAACGCCTGGGAGCTGCTCCAGGCGGTCTACGACGCGGGCTCCTTGAACGCGGCGACGGGCGTGCAGCTCGACGATCTGTGCGCCCTCGTCGGCGTGACGCGCGATCCCGCCACGCAGAGCCAGGCGACGGTGACGCTCGGGGGCGTGGCCGGGACGTTCATCGGGGCGGGGAGCCTGGTGGAAGGGGGCGGGGCCGACGACGCCGCGCGCTGGGCGACGTCTGCGGACGCAACCATCGGAGGCGGCGGGACCGTCGATATCGTCGTCGTCGCCGTCGAGGCCGGCGCTACCGCGGCCTCGATCGGCGTGATCGACGCCCTCGTCACCTCCGTCGCGGGGTGGGAGACGGTGACGAACGCCGCCGCGGCGACGCCCGGCACCGACCTCGAATCAGACGCGGCCCTCCGGCAGAAGCGGGCGCGGAGCCTCTCGGGCGGCGGGCAGCGGACCCTCGCGGCGCTTCGGGCGGATCTCCTGGCCCTGGACTTCCTCTCGGCCGTCGTGGTCGTGGACAACGTGACCGCGGCTGCGGTGACGACCTCGGGGATCAGCCTCGATCCCCACAGCTTCGCCACCGTCGTGTACCCGGGCGGCCTTACGAACGCCCAGGAGAAGGAGATCGCCGCGATCGTCTACGCGAACGAACCCGCCGGCATCAAGAGCATGGGCGCCGAATCCGGGACGGTCACCGACGGCGCCGGCGTCGCGCAGACGGTGCGGTGGGCCTACGCGACGACGACGGCGGTGGACGTGGACGTCGAGCTGACCCTCGCGGCCGGCTACCTCCTCGGCGACATGACGGCCCCGGTGACGGCCGCGGTGGAGGCGTACTTCGACGGGCTCTCCGTCGGCGACGACGTGCGGATCCTCGGGGTCCTCGTCGCGGTCGCTGGCGTCGAGGGCGTCGTCGGGGCGACCGCGCTCTTAGACGCCGGCTCCGCAGACGTGGCGATCAACCTCGCACACGTCGCGATCCCAGGAACAATCACCGTCACGGAGGCCCCGTGAGCGGCGCGACCACGCAGACCGTGTACGTCCAGGACCACGAGGCCCGGGCGGCGGCGGATCTGCCGATCGCGCGTCGGGGGTCGCGCTGGACGGCGGCGGCGCGGGCGGTGGGGCGCGGGGTCCAGCGGCTCGAAGACGCGGCGTGGTCGCTTCTGGTGGATACCGGCCTGTCTTCGGCGTCGGGGGCTGTGCTGGACCGGCTCGGCAGCTACGTCGGGGAGCCCCGCGGGCCGTTCACCGACGACGTGTACCGGCGCTTCATCGGGGCGCGGATCCTGGCGAACCGCTCAGACGGGACGCCGGAGGCGATGCTCGCGATCCTGGCGCGGCTGACGGAGCCGTCCGAGGTCGAGTACTTCGGCACCCCGCCGGCCGGGTTCGTGATCCAGGTCACGCGCACAGAGCCGATGCTCGACTCGCAGCGCCGCCGCATCCGGCGCATCGTCGGCGACGCCCGCCCGCTCGGCGTCGGCGTCGATCTGATCCTCGTCATCGATCGGCGCTTCGGGTTCGACGAGGACCCGCTCTCCCTGGGCTTCGATCTCGGCCCGTTCGCGGAGGTCTTGTAATGGCCGCTCCTGACCAGCTCCCCGAATGGGCGACCTCCGGAACCCTCGACGAGCCGAACGCCGGCGCGAAGGCGACGGGGTGGCTCGCCAACATGAAGCCGCCGTTCGGGTGGATGAACTGGTGGATGAACCTCGTCTACCAGTGGCTCAGCTACCTGAACGAGAACGTCGTTCCGACCGGGAGCGTCGGCTTCAACTACGACGACGGGAACCCCGCCTGGCTGTCGCGGGACGTGTCCCCGGCGGCGGGGAGCTGGACTCAGTACGACGGGACGGGCACGCCTGAGTACGTCTCCGGGACGCCGCGGCACGTCCGCTCCTCCTCAGCGACGAACCCGATCAAGGTTCAGCGCCCGTTCGACGCCGTGTCGAACCTCAACATCTCCGCGAAGTACGTCAAGATCAAGCGGTTGTCGATGCTGTACGCGCGGGGGGACGCCGCCGCGCAGATCATCTTCCGCCTGGTGCGGCAGCTCCGCGACGGCTCGGGCGCGGTCGCGACGGTGGCGTCGGTGACGGGGACCGGGACGGCCGGGACCTTTGTTGAGAAGACCTCCGCGGCGGACATCGATCACGAGATCGACGCCCTGTACGTCTACTGGTTCGAGGTCGAGCTCGACCCCGTGGCCGCGCAGGACGACGCGCGCATCGCCTTCGCCAGCTTCACCTATGAGAAGACGAGGGTGGAATAATGGGCCTTTACGAGCAAGCGACCCTCCTCGGCGTCCTCGCGGGCGGACGCAAGCCGACGTGGGCGCAGCAGACGGACGCCGCCGTGGCGGACGGCGGGGACTTCCCGCTCCCGACGGCCAGCTCGGGCGCGTCGATGGTCGTGGGCGGCGAGGGGGCGCTCCTCGCCCTGGTGTCGGTGGGGGTGCGCGAGGTCGTCGCGTACCGCACGGCGCGGGTGACGATTGAAACCCTCGATCTCGGCGAGACGTACACGGTGACGATCGACGGGACCGACGTGGACTACGACTCGACGGGGGACGCGGACTCGGCGGAGGTCCTGGCCGGGATCGCGGACGCCATCAACGCGGACGGCACGGTGGGGCCGCTGGTAGTCGCCTCGGTCGTAGACAGCGCGGTCGTGATCGCCGGTCAGTCGGAGGCCGACTACACGATCGATCTCTCGGCGACGGGCTCGGGCGTCCTGGCGTGCGTCGCCGACGCCTCGGCCTGCACCCTGGAGGTCTACGGGCTCGCGGGCCGCGCGAACAGCCCGGACTGGCGGCTCATCAACGGCGCCGCGGACCTGGCGCTGGACGAGCGCGGGCTCGCGGAGCGCGTCGAGGTCGCGGGCTTCGACCGGCTGTACCTGCGCTGCACGGCGGTCGCGGCGGTGTCCGGCGACGGGGCGTCGGTGACGTACCGTCCCGTGTGCCAGCTCGGCCCTTGCGGGAGGGAGTGATGAGCTCCATCTGGCCGGTTCGCGGCAGTTCTGGCGGCGGCGAACTGCCGTGGTTCGTCCCTGCCGATGCGACGAAGGCAAAAGCAGGGGGATGGTCTGAGCTCACGGGCGACTCGGATCCCGTCGATTCAGCGCAGGTCCGGGGCGGTCTGCGGATCAACGGCCGGATCGGCGTGTTGCAGGCTCTTTACAAGCCGGTTGCCGCGGACTTTGATTTCAGCCTGTGGCAGACCGGCAGCTACTTCGACCAGGGCGGCGGGACGAATTCGACCTGGATCTTCCTGTTCGCCGGGATTCCTGCGGACCCCTTCGCCGGGACCTTCTTCTTGTTTCCGCGGGCGGAGGGCGGCAACGCCTACGGGTGGGGCTACAACACCGACGCGCCGCTGGTCGGGTCCTGGGCGGGCGGGGTCGGCTTCGGCAAGACGTTGGTGGGCAGCGGTGCGGTTCCGACAGGCGCCCGGATCAAGCGTGTTGGATCGCTGTTAACGCTGTATATCAGCCAGAGCGGCGAGGACTGGATTGAGATCGCCACCTATACGCCGCCGGATGACGCGACGGCGGTAGGATTCGGCGTGTATCAGGACAATACCTCGTCTGTATTTTCGACGGTTCACGGCTATAAACTGGTGGGTGGATAATGGCTGTCTCCTGGAACAAAGACCGCGCTTTAACCCCCCTCGTCGTCGAGAATTCGCAGGGTCGGTTCTACCTCTACGACCTGCTCGGGGAGACGGTCGGAGTCGCCGACTGCGTCCAGCTCGCGACGCCCGGGAAGGTCTGCTCGATGGTCCTGCTCCATGTCGAGCGGCAGACCGCGGGCGGGTCGACCACGCTGCAACCGGACGTGTACACGGCCACGGGAGCGCCGGACAACACGGTCTTTCACGAGGGCCACCAGACGGCCGCAGTGGCTCGGGTGCGCGATCAATCTGCCCTGACCCTGCAATCCCAGGACGGGTCTATCTGGATTTACCCGCGGCCGGACGCCGAGGTACCGGCGATGCGGGTGCGCGTCATCCTGCGCGCCGGGGTGATGTGATGCCCTGGGATGCTGGTGGAGCATGGGAGGGCGTCGGCGGTGGTAGCGGCGCCGTCGATTCGGTCAACGCGCAAACGGGCGTCGTCGTCCTCGACGCCAGCGACGTAGGCGCAGACGCGACGGGGACGGCCTCCGGGGCGCTCGCCTCGCATGTCGCGGCTGGCGATCCGCATACGCAGTACGCGCTCGAATCGGCGCTCGGGAACGCGGCAACAAAGAACGTCGGGACGGGTGCGGGGAGCGTCGCGGCCGGGGACGATTCGCGGATCACCGGGGCTGAGCAGACCACGGCGAAGAATGCCAACAGCGGCTATGCCGGCCTGGATTCTGCTGGAAAGCTGGCGACTGCGCGGTTTCTCGCAGCTCTCGCTGCGCTGAACATCCTGACGCCGGCGACGAATACGCTGGCCTATTTTACATCATCGACTGTTGCAACCCTCATCACCCTGCAATCGTTCATGGTGACGTTCCTCGGCGCGGCCAGTACCGCCGTTGCACGCTCTACCCTCGGCGTTGGGGTTCAGGTACAGGTTACCGCGGGCGCCCCGTCGGTCACAGACGATACGGCCGCCGGGTATGCGGTTGGCTCTGAATGGTTCGATACCACCGGAAAGAAGCACTATACCTGCACAGACGCCACAAACGGCGCGGCAGTGTGGCGGGCGGACAGCGGCAAAGTAACGGTCTTCACGGCGTCGGGGACATGGACGCCTATCGCGGGGCTGATTCAGGCGACGATCGTAGCGATCGGCGCGGGCGGCGGCGGCGCGTCGGGGCGCCGCGGCGCGGCGGGTACGGTGCGCGGCGGCGGCGGCGGCGCGGCAGGCGGCGGCTGGACGATCCAAATCGTGCCGGCTGCGCTGGTCGGTGCCTCGGAAACCGTAACGATTGGCGCGGGCGGTGCGGGCGGTGCGGCGGTCTCCGCCGACGATACCAACGGATCCAACGGCACGACAGGCGGAGGTACCACGGTCGGATCGCTGGCGCGGGCGTCGGGCGGCGCGAACGGTGCGGCCGGGACAACCTCAGGCGGCGCGGGCGGGACCGCGAACCAAGGCGGCGGATCCGGCGGCCAGGGCGGAACGACGACGACAGCGACCTCGGGGACGCGCGCAGACCGCGGTGGCTCGGGCGGCGGCGGCGGCTCAGGGATCTCCTCCGGCAACTCGACCGCCAACGGCGGCGCGGGCGCGGGCCAGTCGCAGCAGGCGGCCTCCTCCTCGACGGCGGCCGGAGGAACGCCGGGCAACGCCGGAACCGCTGGCAACGCTGGCCCGGCCTCGACCGCGACGGGCGGCGGGGGCGGCGGGGGCGGCGGATCCTCGACATCGGGCGCGGCCGGCGCAGGCGGCGCAGGTGCGCTCTACGGCGGCGGGGGCGGCGGCGGCGGCGCCTCGGTCAACGCGACGGGAAACAGCGGCGCGGGCGGTGCGGGCGCGGCCGGCATCGTCGTAATCTGGGAGATCTGATGCCGATAGCACGCTGTGCGCTTATTCAGAAAGGATCCGTTGTAAACGTCGTTTTATTCGATACAGACCAGGAGTCGCTCTGGCCCGATTGCAGCGTCTTCCCCTTGCGGGATGACGACCTCGCCGAGCCCGGCGGCACCTACGACGAGAGGCGCGGTTTCGAGCGCGCTCCGAGGGAGGAGCGTCCGAGTCGCGCGGAGGAGATCGCCGCTGAGTTGGAGGCCGATCCGGAGCTGGCCGAGGCCGTCCCCGTGCGCCGCGAGGCTCTCCGGTCGGCGAAGGCCGAAGCCGTGGAAGCCAAGGAGGTAAAATGATGTACGATCATCCTGAGCTTCTTCGGGTCGTCCGCGAGGTGTTCGCCCGTCGCGGGCTCGGGTTCTTCGGAACGGGGCCTTACGATCTCACGGCGTTCGGGGTTCGCGCGGCCACTGAGCAGGCCGGTTTCTTCGATGTGTTCGGCTTCGCCTACCCGGACGAGCGGGGGCGCGAACACCTGTGGCTTCTGAAGGGCTCGACGAAGCCGACGCCGCACTGGCTCCGGGAGCCGATGCGGCGCGAGGGATGCGCGGTCCTCGTCCCTGGGCAGTACCCCGCCTTCTGGAAGCCGGGGCTCCACCGCGGCGAGTACCGGGCGCTCGTACAGGTCGGCGCGGGGCTCGTGTGGCGCGATCCCGACCAGGGGCTCACCGTAAACCCGCCGCGCGACAAGACGTGGCCCGCGACGGGGATCAACTTTCATTATGGGGATGGCACGTGGGCTTCAGCGGGGTGCCAGGTCACGCCGCTCCGCGAGGACCTGAACCGCGTCCTCGCCCTTGTGGACCGACAGGCCGCGTCCGGGTTCGGCGACACGCTCACCTACGCTCTCCTGGAGGCCGCCGCCGATCCGGCGCTGGACACACTCCGAACCGGATCGGAGGGGTAATGGGCACTCGCTCCCGTAGCGACACCGACGAACGCACCGACGAGCGGATCTCCGACGTGGAGACCGAGGTTCGCGAGGTCCGGAGCCGCGTCGAGGATCTCCGCGTCGGCCAGGAACGGATCGCCGCGCAGCTCCAGTCGCACGCGACGGGCTCTGAGCAGCGCCACGCCGATCTCGCGCGCCGCTTCGACGAGCTGGCCGCGCGCGGCGATGGAGTCTGGATTCCGGGCAGGGTCGTCGTCGGAATCGTCGTCGCGATCCTCAGCGCGGTCGGGATCGGCGTCGTCGGCGGGGCGACGATCGCGCCCGCGGCGACGGGTCAGGTGGGGCCGTAGGCCTGGAGGGGCAGGGGACCGAGGCCGCCTGTTGTGCGGATCCGCGTCGGTGTTCTCGGGAACGCTACGGGAACAGGACGGCGCGGATCGGGGCGGAATGGCTCGGAACGGCTCTGGATGTCGAGGAGTGATCCGCGGCGTTACAGGCCGGAACCACCCCGGAGAAGCCTACTCGAAGGAGGCGTAGGTGAATCCGTAGCAACTTTCGTTTATCATCGAAATACTCTCCTTTCACGCAGATATTTGTTTGAGCGGGAGGACCTTCGGGAACGCCTCGGGAACACCGGCGCCAGCGCCGCTCAGCGCCGGGATCAGGTCGGCGAGCGCGCGCATCGGAAGCGAGTCGGGGTCGATGTAGGCGTCACGAACCGGACCGAGGGTGTGGCCGACGTAGTACTCGATCGCGTCCGCGTCCGCACCCAGGCGCTTCAGGCCGGACTGGAACCCCTTTCGGAAGCAGTGATCGGGCCGACCGTACCAGACCTCCTCGCGCACCCCGGCCCGCCGCCACGCCCGCGCGATCGGCAGGTTCGGGCGCGTACACGACGGCGCTCCCTCGGGGCGAGCCGGGCGGCCGCTCTCCCGCCGGATCTCCCGGAGACGCCCGGCCGGGGGCCGCCGCACCACCGCCCCTTCGCGCGTCCCCCACCCTGAGAGGATCGCCACGAGGTGAGGGGAGATCGGGATCCGTCGGCCGGAGCTCTCAGCGTACGTCTTCCCCAGCTCCGGCCGGACGTGCAGCGTGCCGCCTTCCAGATCCACGTCCGCCCACTCGACGGCGAGGGCCTGCTGGACGCGGAGGCCGGTGAACCGCATCACCGTCGCGAGCTGCCGGATCCACGGCGTGGTGAGCGCCGCGATGCAGGCGTCCATCTCCTCCCACGTCGGCGCCGAGGTGCGAACCCGCGGGCTGTCCGGCATGTCCGCCAGCGTCCGCGGCTTCGGGACCTGGCCCGTCCAGTCCTCGTCGTTCTCGTAGCTCCACTTCCAGAACCGTTGGACGACCTCCAGATGGTCCCGGACGGTGCCGATCTTCCGCGCGCCCCGCGGCGTGGGGGCGGCGCGCAGGTGCTCGTAGTAGTCGGCGAGGGCCGCCCGGGAGAGGGCCTCAGGCCCCGGATCGCCCTCCGTCCGCCCGATGAGCCAGTCCGAGAACATCCCGAGCCGCGTCACCAGGAGCCGCATCGTCCCGGGCTTCCGGCTCCGGCCCGCGTCGATCAGAAACCGCTCGATGAGGCCGCCTTCGCCGGTCAGCCGTACACGTTGAACCGTTGCTTCAGGCGACCACTTTCTTCCTTCGGCGACGACCCGCTCGACGTCCCGGAGGATCCGGTCTGCGGTCTTCTTGTCGGGCGCCGTTCGGGATCGTTGGGCCCCGTCGGGATCTCGCCACTTGATCTGCCATTTGTCGTCTCGTTTATGGATGCTCGCCACCTGCACACCTCCTGAAACCACCCGTCGATCCGGGTGGCGTCAAAACGATACTCCGGCCGCTTACCGCCCGAGATGTTCGCCCACGGCTCAGAGATCCCGGCCGCCTTCGTCGCCTTCATCAGCGCGCGGAGGTGCGTATCTGAGATACGCAGGTGGGAGAGGATGTCCGCGGTGCCGACCCACTCCGCGCGGGTCGGCTCAGCGCGCGGCATGGGGCGCCTCCCCGACGGCCCGCTCGACCCAGCGCCGCGCCCGCGCCTCGGTCGGCGTCGTCCCGTCCTCGGGGCCGTCCTCGGACTCGGCCTCCCAGGTCCAGAGGCCGTCGTCGCCGCGCTCGATGCGCCCGATTTCGACGGGGCGGAGCGCGATCAGGCGGCTCCCCTCCCACCGCGGCGCGAGGCTCGGGGGCGGGGCGTCCTCCAGCGCGCTCAGCTCCGCGCTCAGACGGCGCTCAGCCTCCTCAGCGGCGGCGAGGTCGTCGCGCAGCCCGGCCAGCTCGGCCGCCCGCGCCCGCAGCCCCGCGGTCCAGCCCCAGACAGCGAAGCGGGCGCGCTCGGGAGTTGTTGCCGGTTCGCCCTGGATCTTGCGGGGGATGTCTGCCAGATCAAGAGCGGCGTCGATCTCCAGGAGCCACTGCGAATTCGCCTCCTGGACCGCGAGCATCCCGGCGGCGCCGTCGTCGCGCATCTTCTCCAGCTCCGCGACCCGCGCCCGGAGGCGGACCGTCTCCCCGGCGTCGGCGAGGGGCAGGCCGCGGCGGGCGGACTCCAGCGCCCCGAGGATCGCGGCGGGCAGGTCCGGCCCCTGGGGCTGGCCCAGGGTCGCCCAGGCGGCGGCGCGCTCGGCCTGGAGCGCCTGAAGCCGGGCGGCGTGCTCTGAGAGGGCGGCGACGCCTTCACCGACGCCGTCGCAGTCGCCGCCGGGGTCCTCCTCCGGCGCGGGGACGGTCTCAGCGGGGGGCGAGGCTGGGAACAGCCGCAGCGCCACCGTCCCCGCGATTTTCTCGCGGCGAATCTGGCCGAGCGTCTCGGCGTATTTGCAGATCCGGGAGGCCGACGCCTGATCGCCGAGTCGGCGCCCGACCTCGGCCTGCGCGATCCCCGGCTCGACGCGGACCAGCGCCAGGATCCGCGCGTGGAGGGTCGAGGGCTGGTCCTCCGGCGGCGCCTCCAGCTCAGGCAGGTGCGGAGGCGGCGCCGGCCGCGGACCCGGGGCGGCTCCGAACCGATCGCCGGGGCGCCAGTCGCCGCCGGGCGGGCGGATCAGGTGGCCGCTGTCGATCAGCGGCCACAGGGCCGCGCGGATCGCCTGCGGGGTCGAGGACAGCCGGCGGGCCAGCTCCGAGGTCGAGCGGGGTTTGACGCCGATCAGGTCGAGCGCCTGATCGATCTCGTCGGGGGTCAGGGGGGCGTAGCCCAAGGGCTCCAGGGTCGCGCTCATTTTGCCTCCCGGGTCAGGAACAGATCCGCGATCGCGCGAGCGTCGTCGCTGCTTCCGGCGGTTCCCCGCCGACCGCCTACAGACCAGTACCAGATCGCAGCGTCGTCGGCGTCGGGCTCGACCCGCGCGAGGATCGGCGGCGGCGCGGAGTAGGCCAGGCCGCCGTCCCCGTCGGGGTGCCAGGAGGGGGCGGCGGCGGGAGGGGCAGCCCGGAGCCGATCGATCTCGATCCGAAGGTCGGCGGCCTCGTCGTCCCGACGGTCGAGCGCGCGGCGGAGGTCCTCGATCTCGCGGACAGCGCGGCCCAGGACCTCGGCGCCGTCGAGGTCGGGGTCGCAGTCGAGGACGGCGCGGAGGGGGACGACCGCCCGCAGCAGCGCGGTCAGCTCGGGATCGTCGCCGCCCCGCCAGTCCTCGGACCGGAGCTGAAGGAGCTGCTCAGCGAGGCCGCCGGAGGGGGGCTCCTCGGCCGGAGAGGCGGGAACCTGCGACGCGGCGAAGGTCCGCGCGCGTTCGGCTTCGAGCTGCTCGGGGATGAGGAGCACCCGGGCGCACTCGGCCTTGACACCGGCGGTCACCTTGTAGTTGCGCTGCTCCGGCATGATTTCCAGCCCGGAGTAGATGGCGGATCCACACGTCCAGAGCTTCGGCCCGGCCTCCCGGATACTCTGCTCGAATTCGCGGATCCGCTTGAGATCCCCGCAGGCGCCGCGCATCTGGGCCTGGATCGCCTGCTGGAGCTTCGGATCCTGGAGCGCGACCCTGAACCGCTCCGGGTCCGTCCAGTCCTCGTAGAGCGCCTGCCGTTCGGCCGCCGTCTTCGCGTAGGTCCCGTCCGGCCGGCGCCAGACCTCCGGATCGAAGGGGGGCGGCGGGGGCGGCGGGGGCGGGAGGTAGCTGAGGCGCGTCGGCGCCGGCGCCGGCTCGGCGTCGATGGTGCCTTCCTCGGGATCCTGCTCGGCGAGCCAGGCCTCCAGGACGACCGGGGCGGCGAGATCCTGCTCGACCTGCGCGCGCGCACACTCGCGGCGGTCCTCGGCCCAGGTCGAGACCTCGCTCAGCTCGTCGGGCGTCCAGGTCGCGATCCGCGCCAGGGTCGGCAGGGGGCCGATCGGGTCGAGGCTGTCGGCGCCCTTCAGGGCGTCGAGGACAGCGGCCCAGGTTTCAGGATTGGCGTTCACGCCGCACCCCCGGCCTTCGCCGCGGCTTTCCGCGCGTTGAGCCACTCATCGAATTTGGCGCGGCTCTTGGTCCCGCGCGCCATCGCGTCGAGGACCGACTGCCGGTACAGGTCGCCCCGTTCGCGGGGCAGCCCCCGAGGCGGGTTGCTCGCGACGCAGAACGCCTCGTATTCGGCCAGGGTAATCCCGAGCTGCCGCAATTTCTGCGTCCAGTTCAGGCTCGCGGGCGCCCAGGACGGATCCTCGACGACGCCCTCCGGGGCGTCGAGGGTCGGGGCCTCGGGCTGAGCGGTCGGGGCAGGCGCGGACCTGTTGTAGCCGCCCAGGTCCTCGGAGCCGTTCGGGGCGGGCTCGATCTCGACGACGCGCGGGATTTCGTCGGAGATTTCGGGGCTGATTCTGTCCGCGCCGCTGTCCAGCTCGTCGGGGTCGTAGACGCCCGTGAGCACGTCGGGGCAGTAGGCCCGGATGGCGGCGGAGATGGCCCGCGCCCGGAGCATGGCGGGGGTGTGGCGCTGCCAGTTCTGCTTCCCGGCGAGGCCCGCGCGCTTCGCGTCTTCGATGCTGTAGGTGAACGCGAAGGGCTGATCGGCCCCCCGGGTAAGCTCCACGGTCGCGGCCTCGGCGTCGGTGCGGAGCCAGCGGTGCTTGACGCCCGCGCGCTTGACCAGGGCGAGCTGGAGATCCGCCGCCAGCGTGACGCGCCCTTCGACGAGGTGGATGGAGCGGAGCGCCGTCATCGGGGGCAGGCCCAGCTCGCGCCCGGCCAGGATGATCGCCATCGCAGCCCCGCCGCTCCGGACGTGGGCGGGGAGGAGGCCGGTCTTATGCAGGGCGTCACCGAGCGATTGGAGCGCGGAGATTGCAGAGGGATCGAATAGAGCGAGGTCGGTAGTCATTTCTTCTCCAAGGTGAAAGGGGCGAATGATTCGGGCGACCGCGAGCACCAGACGCACCAGGCGCCGGCGTCGGGGTGGCGGCGGTCGAAGAGGACGAGGACGACGGTCGGATCGAGGAGATCGCAGCCGCAGAGGAGGCGGTTCATGGGGCCTCCGCGCGAGCCGGTGGCGCGAGCTTGCGCTTGCGGAGCTGGTAGAGGGCGTATCGGACCGCGTCGGCGTTCTGGCCCAGCTCCTCGGCGATCTCGATCGGCCGGATCCCGGGCCAGGAGCGCAGACAGTCGAGGACGTTCGCACGCAGAGAGCCGGGCCGGGGGGCGCTCATGCGCGCTCCCGCAGGCCAAGCTCGATCATGTCGAGAATCGAGGCGTGCTCCCGGAGGCGCTCGGCGTCGGCGTCCTCGCCCCCGGCGTCGATCGCACGACGGAGGCAGTAGACGGCTTCGTCGGTCCAGTCGGCGCGGCTGAGGACGCGATCCGGGGGCGAGGCGGGGAGCGGCTCAGGGGCGAGGGCGCCGGGCTCGTAGGTCGCCTCGGCCATAGTCAGGAAGCGGGCGCTCATCGGCCACCCCCATCCCGAGGGGGCGGGATCAGCTCATCGGGGTCCGCTTCGCTGAGGGCGCGGTCTTCGGCGTCCTCAGCGCGCGCATCGAGGACCAGCCCGAACAGCAGGCCGGCGCCGACGCTCAGGGAGAGGATGGGGCCGACATTGGAGGCGATGACGGCGGCGATGAGGGCGATCATGCCTCGCCTCCCCGCCCGTCCTGGGCGATACGGACGCAGAGCGCGGCCCACGCGGCCTGAGCATCCGCGGAGGCCCGGAGCCCGGAGGCGGCGTCGTAGCAGAGGGCGATGAGGCGCCCGAGGGGCGTCCCGGTGCGGGCGGGGATCATGCGGCCCTCCCGAACGCGCCGCGGACGAAGCCCTCGGCGTACAGCAGGACCGCCTCAGCGGGGGCGGGCGGGTCGTCGTCGGGGGCGTCCGCCTCGTCGGCTGCGATGGCCGCGACGAGGCGGTCCATGCAGGCGCCGCAGGCGTCGGAGTAGCGGCCCGGGATCGCGGGCTGGTCGCAGTCGGGACAGAGGAGATCGGAGTCCCCGCCCTCGACGCCGCTCCCGAGACAGGCGCGGCAGATCCGGAACCCGCCCGGCCGCTCGGGGTCCAGCTCGTCGCTCGTCCCGCAGCAGCGACCGCAGGCGCGCGGGGCGCTCTCCTCGATGCGGGCGCGGGCCTCGGCGTCGGTCTCCGCGTCGGGGCGGGCGTCGAGGAGATCGATCTCGTAGTCGACGGCCTGTTGCTCGGGTGTCACCCGAGCAGTAGACTGCCGCGGGGGGGAGATATGGGCCGCAGAGAGCGCGTCGAGGTGCCCGGCGAGGGCGAGGGTCAGGGGGCGGGTCATGGGGGCTCCGGGTCAGGCGTCAACAGAAATACTGTTAACCCTAGACCCGGTACCCGTCAACAGATTTTCTGTTTATCGCTCACAGAGCGGGTCGCGCTGATTGCCGACGCCCTGCGCCTGCTGTCAGTCTTGCCAGATTACGCGCTGTCCGACGAGGTTAAACGCCTATCCGGCCTGCATGGCGGGCATCACGAGGGCGCCGAGGAGTCGCTGCGCCAGCGCGCGGATCGTAGGGTCGCCGTCGCGGAGCAGCACGGCGACAGCGGCCAGTTGCTGGAGTTCCGCCGGCCGTAGACCCGAGAGCAGCACGGCGACCTCGCCGGCGCTCGTCTCGCCGCGCGATCGTGCGACCAGTTCCAGGCCGAACAGGGCGGCGAGATCGAACAACCGATCGACTGGGATCCGGTTCGCGCCGGCCTCCCAGTTCCCGACCACCGATTGGCCGACCCCGAGGCGGCTGGCGAGCTGCTGCTGAGACCAGCCCGCGGCGAGGCGCTCGCGCTTGAGGAGCGCCACCAACTCCTCTTGGTTCCGAAGCGGCGTCGGCATGGGAACCTCCCCGTACTGACTAGCTTCCTGGCCGAAATAACACATCGGCTGTTGCATCTGAGGCCGGGGTAGGCTAACAGTAGTTCTGTTAGGAGAACGCATGGCGGCCCCCACCTGCATCGGCGAACTGGTCCGACTCTGGCGCGAGCAGCGCGGACTGACCCAGCGCGGGCTGGGCGAACTGTTGGCGCGCTCCCAGGCATGGATCTCGAACATCGAGAACGGCTGGCAGGACGTCGGCCGCGAGGAGTTCGCGCGCATCGCCGACGCCCTCGCGATCTCTGACGAGGACCGCGCCCGCGCGTGGCGGCTGCCGGTCCGTGCCGCCGAGCTGGACGTCGAGGTGGCGGCGTGAGATCAGCGGCCCGGGATCGGCGTGCCGTCGCGGTTCCTGCGCGGAACCTCGGGGCGCAGCCCGGCGGCGTCGCAGTCCGCTGGGAATTTCGCGCATTGCTCGGGCTCGGGGATCGGCGTCGTCTCGATCAGATGATCGCCGAGCGCCGTCAGCCCGCCGAGCATCGCGAGGCAGCCTCCGCCGCCCATCAGGGCCGCGCCCGCGACGCCGCCCCCGCACACCAGGACGCCCAGGACAAAAATCCAGGCGGCTACCTTGACAATCGTAGAGCTTCCCTCGGCCATCGCTCCCTCCCGGTCGCAGCGTACCACAGTCTATCGACAGCTCGCCCCCTCTGCGTCCTCGACAGGCAGGGCGGGGCGTCCCTCTTCGGCCGGCGCTCGGTCCTCTCCCCCCCTTCAGATTCAGGTCTGGTCGGGCGTCGGCCATCTTCCCTCCCCTCTCTAATCCTTCGCGCGAGAGGCCGTAAATCGCGAACCTTCCGCGTTCACGGGGTCCGCCGGTGAGTATCGCCCTGCCTCTGACAGTCCGCACGCGCGCGGCTCTTTCGGCGCTCCTCTCCGACGCGATCGCGCGGGCGGGGCTGACCCAGGCTGAGGCCGCGCGCCGGATCGGCGTCGTCCCGGCGGCGGTCAGCCAGTGGCTGTCCGGGGATCGGGAGCTGCCCCTGGAGGCGCTGTTGTACGCGGCGCGGCTCCTCCCGGCCGGGCAGCAGGCCCGCCTGATCGAGCAGGGCGTCGAGTCGCTCCTCGGGATCCGCGTCCGGGTCGAGCTGCCGGGCGAGCTGGTCGAGGCCGGCGACCCCCTCGCCCTGATCGGGGCGCTGTCCGAGTCCGCGAGCCAGTCGATCCGCGCGATCCTCTCCGGGATCGCCGACGGCCGGATCGACGCCGAGGAGCGGGCCGACCTGCTGGCGCGGGCGCGGGACCTCCGCGATCTCGCCGCGCGCATCGAGGCGGTCGCCGCGGCGCCGGGCCGGAGCAGCCGATGAGCGCGGTCATCGGCGTAGACCCCGGCCACAACGGCGGCGCGGTCCTGCTCTCCGGCGGCGACGTCCGCGCCTGGCGCTGGTCTGATCGGCGCGATCGGAAACGCGCGCCCGGCTACGACCTGCGCGATCAGACCGGCGAGGAGCAGCGCGGGCTGTCGCTGTACGAGATCGGCCGCGCGCTCGCCCTGGCGGCCGGGGCGCCGGGCTATCGGCTCGGGGTCGAGGGCCTTTTCGCCGGGCGCAACGGGGCGGCCTCGATCGAGCTGGCCGAGGCGACGGGGCGCCTGCTCGCGGGCGTCGAGCCCGGCGCGGCCGCCGTCCTCCGCCCGCCCTGGACGACCTGGGCGCGGGCGATCGTCCGCGGCTCCGCGACGACCGCGGCCCTCAACGCGGCGCGCCCGGCGTGGCTGGCGGGGCGCGGGATCGCCCTCGGGGCGCTGGCCGACGATGACCACGTCCTGGACGCCGCCTGTATCGCGGGCTGGACCCTGATCGCGGGGCAGCACGAAGACCTGATCGGGAGGACGCCGTGAGGGACGCGCTCGATCGGTACTATACGCCGCCGGGGCTGGCGTGGATCCTGACCGGTCAGCTCCAGATCGAGGCGCCGCGCGTCGTCGCCGAGCCGAGCGTCGGCGCCGGGGCGTTCGCGTGCGCGGCGCGGCTCCGCTGGCCGGGCGCGCTGATCCTCGGAGTCGACCTCGATCCGGCCGCCCCAGCGCGGCCTGAATACGACCTGGAGCGCGGCGATTACCTGACCTGGGCGCCCCCGGCCGCGCCGGATCTGGTCCTCGGGAACCCGCCGTTCGCGCTCGCTCGCGAATTCGTCGGGCGCAGCCTGGAGATCCTCCGGCCCGGCGGCGTCTGCGCGTTCCTCCTGCCCGCCACGATCGGCCACCTCCGGGGCTGGTCTGAGACGCAGCTCCCGAGCGTCGAGATCCCCCTGATCGGGCGCCCGTCGTTCCTGGCGCCCTCGGGCGCGCGGACCCAAGGATCGTCGGGGTTCGACGGACCCAAGGACCGCGGCGGAAACGCCAGGACCGAATACAGCTTCTTCATCTGGACGGCCGGAGACCTGCCGTCTCAGACGCTCCGGGAGCCTGGGCTGATCTGGCGCCAGGACTACCCGACCCGCGCGGGGCGGACCCCCGCAAAGACGAAGGCCCCGGGACGCGTCAACGTCTCCGAGGCCGGCGTCGATCCTACACAGAAGGATTCGACATGAGCAACGTATATCCGACGGGCGCGCCCGTCAATCTCCCCCCGTCTGAGCGCGCCCTGGCGCTCGGGATCGTCCGCTGGATGGTCGAGGCCGGCGGGCCGGTCGAGGCCGTCGAGGACCGGCTGATCCGCTACCTCTCGGAGCGGGAGCGCCGCACAGGCGCCGCCCACTACGGCCGGATCCGCCGCGCGATCGCCGCCGACGCGCCTGCGCTGATCTGGTCGGCGATCTGGGGGGGCGCTTGAGCCTCGCGACAGCGGCCGCCGACTATGCGCGGCGAGGCTGGCCGATCTTTCCGCTTGTCCCGCGGGACAAGACCCCCCTGATCCGGGGCGGGCGCGGCTGCCTCGACGCGACGACCGACGCGCCCCGGATCAGCGCGTGGTGGGGCGAGGCCCCGGACGCCGGGATCGGGCTCCACTGCGGGCCGGCGGCGGGCTGCTGGGTGCTCGACGTAGACGCGGGCAAGCCCGGCGAGGCGCTGATCCGCGCGCTGGCCGAGCGGTACGGCTGGCCGGAGACCCTCCAGGCGGCGACCGGAGGCGGCGGCGCGCACTATTTCTGGCGCTACCCCGACGGGAGAGCGATTAAAAACCGCGTCGGGATCCGGCAGAACGGGGCGCGCGTCGAGGGGATCGACGTGCGGAGCGCGGGCGGCTACGTCGTCCTGGCCCCGTCGGGGCATCCGAGCGGCGGCTGGTATCAGTGGGCGAACAACGCCGCGATCCAAGAGGCTCCCGAGTGGCTCCTGGATCTGGTCGCACCGCCGACGATCCCGACGCCGACGCGCACCTACGTCCCGCCGCCGCCGACCGAGCGCGATCGGGAGCGCCGGTACTGCGAGGCCGCGCTAGGACGGGCGTGCGAGCGGATCGCCGGGCTCCGGGAGGGCCGCCGGGAGGCGCTGCGGAACGAGTCGTATACGGCGGGCGGCTGGGTCGGGGCGGGGCTCCTCGACCGGGGCCGCGCTGAGCGCGACCTGCTCGACGCGGCGGCGGCCTGCGGGGCGACCGAGCGCCACGACTGCCCGCGGGTCGTCGCCTACGGACTGGACACCGGGGCCGCCCGACCGCGCCGCCCCGAGCTGCGCGCGGACGACGACTGGCGCCCGACGGCCCCGACCCCGCGCGGTCCGGACCTGAGCGCGCCGCCGCCCTGGCTCGACGACGGGCCGGAGGAGGATGGGCCTGAGGAGCCTGGGGAGGCCGAGCCGGATCGTCCGACCCACTGCACCGACACCGGGAACGCCCGGCGCCTCGGCCGGCGGCACGGCGCGGACCTGCGGTACTGCACGGCGCGATCGGCGGACGGCTGGCTGGTCTGGTCGGGCTCGGCCTGGCGCCCCGACGAGACGCGGCAGGTCCGTCGGTGGGCGGTCGAGGTGGCCGAGGAGGTCGCGACGCTCGCGGCCGAGCTGGAGGCCGCCGCGCCGGCCGCGGACGATCCGAAGACAGCAGCGGCGATCGCGCGCGGGGTCGCGAAGTGGGCCGCGCAGTCAGAGAACGACCGCGGGATCCGGGGGACGCTGGCCTGCGCGGCGGACCTGCCGGGGATCGTCCTCCAGGGCGGCGAGCTGGACGCGGACCCGTGGCTGCTCGGCGTCCCGAACGGGACGATCGACCTCCGCACGGGCCGGCTTCGGGAGGCGCGGCGGGAGGACCTGATCACGCTCCAGGCCGGGGCGCCGTTCGACCCGAGCGCGAAGGCCCCGGCGTGGGAGCGGTTCTTAGGCGAGGTGTTCGGGGGCGATCAGGACGTGATCGCCTACGTCCGGCGAGTCGCGGGGTACAGCCTCGTCGGGCTGACCTCTGAGCAGATCCTTCTGATCCTGCACGGCAACGGCCAGAACGGAAAGAGCACCTTCGTTAACGCCCTGCGCGCGGCGTTCGGCCAATACGCGGGGACGATGGCGCCTGAGTCGCTGCTCTCCAAGCCCGAGGGCACGATCAACGAGGGGATCGCCAGCCTCGCGTCGGCGCGCTTCGTCGCGGTCTCGGAGATCCCTGAGGGCAGGAAGCTCGACGAGGCGCTGATCAAGGAGATCACCGGTAGCGAGCCGATCCGCGTCCGGTTCCTGAACCGGAACTCCTTCGAGTTCGAGCCCAAATTCACGATCTGGTGGTCGCTGAACCACCGCCCCGAGGTGCGCGGGACCGACCTCGGGATCTGGCGCCGGCTTCAGCTTGTGCCCTTTGAACGCACGTTCACCGAGGCCGAGAAGGATCCTCACCTCAAGGCCAAGCTGGCGGCCGAGGCGCCCGGGATCCTGGCCTGGGCTGTCTGGGGGTGCCTGGAGTGGCAGGCCGGGGGGCTCAACCCCCCCGAGCGCGTCCGGATCGCGGGCGAGGAGTACCGTCAGGACTCCGATCGCCTGACGGTGTTCCTTGCCGATCGGTGTCGGGCCGGCCCCGGTGAGATGGCCGGTAACACCGATATATACCTGTCTTATAAAGAGTGGGCCGAGGAGGCCGGGGAGTACGCATGGTCACAGCGCAAGCTGACCCAGGAGCTGAAGGCCCGGGGGTTCGTCCAGGACTCTCGCCGCGACACGGGACGGTGCTGGCGGGGGCTCAGCCTGACGGTGCGCGCCCGGGTCAAGTCCGATCGGTGGAGCGACCGATGACACTTCGGACACTTCGCGGACACTTCTGTCTACACTTCTTGTTGGCCTCAAACGCCAATGCGGACACTTCGGACACTTCTATCGGACCTATATACTCTAATGCGCGCGCGCGCGCGCATACGCATAGGTTCCGTAGGTCCCCGCGAAGTGTCCGAAGTGTCCGGGTCGTGCTTCAACCGGCAAAAGAAGTGTCACGCGAAGTGTCCGCGAAGTGTCCGCGAAGTGTCCGCGCCCTGCGGCCCCTGACGGTGCGGGGCGGCGTTCTCGGGCCGTGGGTTGTGGCGGGAGGTGCCGCATGAGGAAGCGGCAAGCCAAGAAGATCCTCAAGCGAGTCTTGGCGCTACCCAGGCGCTGGCGGTTCCGGGCATCGCTCCGCCCCGAGGTCGCCCGTGCGACCCGGCGACTGCACCGCGACGAGCTTCGGCGTGGCCGGGCCTGGGTCGACTGGTCGGACCTGGGCGCCGCGCTGGACAGCGTTGCGTTTTACGCCTGGGTCGCCAGTCGTCGGACGAAGCGACCGGCGCCTGAGGGGGCCTGGGGCTCGTCGCACCCGTGGCCGCGCGATCTCCGGACGCTGGACAAGGTGCGGGCGAGACTGTGGCCGCCGAAGAAGGGAGGTGGACGGTGAGCGCGGACGGGGCGCGGACGGGGCGCGGGCGGAGCGCGGGCGTCAGGCATCCCCCCGAGACGCGGGCGCGGGCGGTCGAGCTGCGCGCGGCGGGGCGGTCTATCCGGGAGATCGCCGCTGAGCTGGGCGTCAACAAATCGACCGTTGAGCGGTGGCTGGCCGCCCCGGCCGTGGCCGCCGCCGTGGAACGGATCACCGAGGCCGTCGCCGTCCGCGTCGAAGAGGCCGCCGTAGATCGCCTCGCCGCGGCGCGCATCGCCTCTCAGGATCGCCTCCTCGGGATCCTCCCGGACGCCGAGGAGGCCCTCGGCGCGATCGTCCGGGACGCCGACGCCGACCCTCACGCGCGGCTCCGCGGGATCGCGATGGTCCAGGACCGCGTCCTCGGGAAGATACCGAGCCCCGACAAGGCCGGCCCGGCCGCGATCATCAACGTCAACCACCCCAGCGCACGCGAGGTCGCCGCCGTCCTCGACGCCCGCCCCCTCGACGAGCTGCGCGCCGCCGCCTACGGCAACCGGGAGCCGGCCCGGTGACCGCCGTCCTGCCGACGCCCGAGGACGCCACGCGCGCCACGATCCGCGATCACCTCGCGATCCGGTCGCTGTACGACTTCGTGCGGCAAGCGTGGCCGATCGTCGACACGAAGCCGTTCCTCGGGGCGTGGCATATCGAGCTGATCTGCCGCGAGCTGGAGGCCGTCACCCGCGGCGACACGCGCGAGCTCGTCGTCTGCATCCCGCCGGGGCACGCGAAGTCCCTGATCGTCGGCGTGCTGTGGCCCGCGTGGACGTGGCTGCATCGGCCCCAGGAGCGCACCCTCGTCGTCAGCAATTCGAAGGACCTCGTCAAGCGCGACTCCTGGCGCACCCGGCTCATCCTCCGCTCGCCGTGGTACCAGGGGCTCGCGGATCTGGCGGCCGTCCTCCGCGGCGACATCGAGCCCGGCCAGACCTCCTGGCGCCTGGCCGAGGACCAGGACGAGAAGATCGACTTCGCGAACAGCGCGCTCGGCCGGCGGTGGTGCGCGCCGATCGGCGGCGCGATCACGGGGCAGCGCGGCGACGGGCTCATCGTGGACGATCCCTCGGATGTGAAGGACGTCCTCCTCGGCGACGCGGCGACGGTCGGGCGCCGCATGCGGGAGGTCGCCGACGTCTACGACCAGGTGCTGAGCAGCCGCGCGGAGCGGTGGCGCGTCGTCATCATGCAGCGCCTCCACCCCGACGATCTCGCGGGGGTGCGGCTGAGGGCCGGGGCTCGGGCCGTCGTCCTGCCGGCGGAGGGCGAGCCGAGCCGCCCCGACCGCCACCCCGAGGATCGTCGCACCGCCGGGGAGCCCCTGTTCCCCGCGCTGTACGCCCGCGACGATCCGAGCGGCGATCCCGTCCAGGGCCTCGCGAACCGGCGCAAGAACCTCGGCGCCCACGCCGCCGCCGCGCAGCTCGACCAGCGCCCGTCCGCGAAGGCCGGGACGCTCATCCTCCGGAGCCACCTCGGGAACCGCTACCAGTTCAACCCGCGCACCGCGCCGTTCGATCAGATCGCGATGACGGTGGATGCGAGCGTGAAGAAGACGCAAGCGGGCTCCTTTTTCGTCGCGCAGATGTGGGGCCGGCACGGGGTATTGCGCTACCTCCTCGACCAGCGCCGGTTCCGCGAGAACTACGACGCCCAAGAGCAGGCGGTCAAGGACCTGTATGCGCTGTGGCGCCCCGGCCTCACGCTCATCGAGGACAAGGCGAACGGCTCGGTGATCCTGCCCCGGCTGAAGGCGATCATCCCCGGCATCGTCGCGTACCAGCCCGGCGGCGACAAGGTGATGCGCGTCCAGGGGTGCCTGCCGATCTTTGAGGCCGGCCAGGTGTGGCTCCCCGATGCGGCGATTGCACCGTGGATCGGCGAGTACATCGAGGAGCTGTGCGCGTTCCCCTACGGGGGCTTTGATGATCAGGTGGATTCGACCACGCAGATCCTTCTGTACTGGCAGCAGCAGTCGGGGGTCTTCGACTCGCGCACCTTCGCCGCCGGACTCGCAAACTTCACCGGGAGATAGCCATGCTTCGCCTCTTGTCCCTACTCTTCGCCCCTGCGCCCGCGCCGCCCGCCTCCGCTCCGACGGCGCCGGCCTCGGGCCGCCGCGACGCCCTGTTCAACCCCCTCAGCGGGCTCGGTGGGAGCGGCGACAAGGGCCGCGCCGCCCGGCCCGACGTCTACGCCGAGCCCCTGACCCGCGGCGAGCTGCTCGCCCTGTACCGCGACGACGGCTACGCCCGGCGGATCGTCGACGTGTTCGCGCAGGAGGGCGTCCGGAAGGGCTGGCGCTGCGACGACTCGACGGCGAAGTCGAACGTGATGGAAGGAGAGGACCGCCGCCTCCAGACGCGGGCGCGGGTCCGCCGCGCCTGGGCCGCCGCGC